GAGGATGCGGCTGAACCACGACGCCATCAGAGTTTCCGCAAAGTTATCTTCAGCGTGCCGGTGAAGTTCCCCGAAGCATCAGCCGCGCGCGGCGAGGTGCGCGAAAACTCTGACTGCTCAATAGTGGCTGAGAACGTCTCACCGTTGGTGAAGTCTTGGCATTGCAACACGACGTTGTTTTCTTCCGCCAACTCCATGGCCTGAATGCGCTCAAAGGCGTACCCTTTGTAGCCGACCGGCACGCCTGCGGCGTCTGTCTCTTTGTCACCGCAGTTCAGCGGGAACTGGACCAGTCGTTGCCTGCGTGGTGCGGGGAGTGCTTTGATTTGCAGGGATTGCAGGGTTGGGGTGGTGAGCCCGTCCGCACTGCAGGTGAGGGTGGTGCGGAACTGCAAGTATTCGTGGTAGCCAACAGGTTGAGTCAAACCAATGGAGGTTCCGTCTGTGGCGTTGACGCCCAGCGTGACCAGGCCGACCTCGCTGGCACCCTCGTCAATGGCGGATAGTGCCACGGTGCCTGCGGGGATGCGGGCACGCAGGTCGGCAAGCCGGAACGCTTTCTTCTCCACCGTCTTGTATCGGATGCGACCGGACAGGATGTACCCGGTGGCCTCGTACAGGGTGGCGGACTGGGTGTAAACGCCTTTGCCTGTAACACCCAGCACGACACGGTCGGTGGTGCCAAAGAACGCGATACTGGATGGCACACCGTTGTCGTGGGTTTGCGCGTCCGTGGCGTAAGCAAAGCGTAGGTCTTCGTGGGGGAGGGGCTGACCTAGGTTGATCCTGACGGCACCCGTGAGGCCGTCGATGCCTTCCTGCACGGCGGCGTAAATGAAACTGCCGTGGCCCTCCACGGAGCTGACCGGGTTCGTGGTTTCGACCACGAGCGGCCCGTAGTTGATGTTCCCGTTCTGATCCATGAGTGCGACACGCACACCCTTGTTGGTGCCCACACCCAAGTACCCGCCAAGGTAGGACCGCAAGGCGGTGACCTGTTCCCCGGTGGGCATGACCCCAACCTCATACGCCTGCCCCAGCGTGGGCAGTGTTCCGGTGGTGGCGTCTTGCAACACAAACTTGTAGATGGACGATTGTGCCCCGGAGTACCCTGCCGCGTAGATCGCTGCCGGACCCTCGGTGACGGAGGACCAAACCCATGACGGGTCCTGGTGTGTGTGAATGATTGATCCTGCGACGATGGCCCCACCAGGGGTCAACGTGAGGGAATAGAGGGATGGTCCGATGGACGCAATGATGCGACCCTTAACAAAGTACGGGACGACGGTTGCACCCGCTGCGATTGTCCACAGTTGGGTGAACACGGAACCGTTGGCGTCAGCAACGTCGATGCCGGTGGTTGTTCCTATCAGGATTTTGGACCCGGCGACAGCGACCGCTGTTAGCGATGCGCCGCTGGCGGAGGGTGTGTACGACGTGGATGCCCCTGCTGCGGTGCGGCGTTTGACCGTACCGTTTTCATTGGTGAACACAACGTCGGTGCCGTCAGTCAGCTTGCCCGTGGTTGTGGTTGCGATCTGTGTAGCGGCGACGGCACCTGTTAGTGCGGTTCGTTTCAGGAGCGTGGCTTGGTCCCTAGTCCACACGTCCACACCCGCAGAGGACTCGTAACGGTGTTCGGTGATGAGTTCGGCGCCGGGTTCCCACAGGCGTGCCGATGTGGACACAGCGGGTTCGTAGAACTTGACCCCTGCACCACGATGCCAGGACGCTTGCGACCGAACCCAGTACTGGTCAAGGGTTTGTTCGCCGGCTTGGGCGGACACGTCGAACTGCGGTTTCTGGATTGGGGCGGTTTGGCGGACGTAGGGGGTGTCTTTGCCTGCGGTGAGCATGAAGGGGACACCGCCAATGGACACGTCGAACCTGACCCCGGTGGGGGTGTACGCGGCTGGCCCCTCAAGGGCCGCGAGTTCCACGATGGCACCGGGCAGGGTGCCCGTCAGGTCAGGCGCAACTACTGGCGTGTAGGCCATCAGCCTGCCTCAACAGCGAGGTACTGCACGTTGATCGCTGCGCCATAACCAACACCAGTGGACAGCGCCCACGCGCGAACCGACGCCGAAGCGGAGGTCATTGGAATGTTCGCATCCTGAGCCAGGCCGAAGCCCGTAGCACCCAGTGCCGGGGTTAGGAAAATCCCGACCGGAGTGAACGGCAGTGCCGGGGAGAACGTGATTGTGCCGACCCCTGCGGTGAACGCCACACCAACCGCCCCTGCGCGAGTCCGGGGGTGGTTTGCTGCGGTCAGGTTCCCCGTGAACGAAGCACTAGTGCCCGTTAGTGCCCCGGTGAGCGTAGCGCCAACGGCGGTCAGGTTGCCGACAACATCCACCGCACCCTTGAACTGTGCCGCACCCGTAGTATTGTCAAACTCCATGTTGACCGGCTTCGTAGCGGACGCTATCCCGTTAGGGTCGGCGTCGGCAGTGAAACGGAACTGAGTGACAAAACCGTTGTTGTGGATCAGTAGGGCTGCGTTCCAAGCGGGTGCGGCAGGGTCGGGTTTCACCCGAATGTTTGCGTCCGGGGTGATGGCACTACCAACCGCGACAATCTCACCGGCGAAAGTTTGGGTGGTCGGCCAAGTAAACGTGTTCGACGCACTGCTCATCGTTTTGTTCGTCAACGTTTGCGTGTTCGTTGTTCCAACCACGGCACCAGTCACACCATGCGCGGTCGTCGTGTTCGCCTCATGGTCACGCGAATCCTGAAAATCCCTCGCACTATAAGCGTGGCGCACTTCCGCACCGTTCGTGTGAGCCTGCGCGCTAGTGCCATCCACCCCGCGCGTAACCGTCAAAGTGGTTCCGCCGGCGGCGGTAACCGTCACCACCTCTTCAATACCCTGACCGGGGTCCAACAGGAGGGTGAACGGGACGGTGGGCAGTCCCGTGGTCACATCCACAATCAGGGATGCGGCTGCACCCGTGATGCCACCGACAAGGTGCATCAGCCCAGCCGTTGAGCTGTAGTTCCTACTCGCGGTCATCAGTTAGTCCTTTGCTGCTCAACGAGTGTAATGAATGCGTGCGGGGTAGAGCCTGTTCAACGCTTCGCGTTCCTGCATCAAACGCAACCTGTACTTCTGCTCAAAAAACTTCGCCACCGTAATAGCCCCACCATGCGGGCGAGGAGAACCCATCTCCTCCGCTGATGCGTACTGCACCTGCAAACGCGACACATCCAAGTTCGGTATCACGCGCGCCATCGTCCCCAACACAACCAAGTCCTTAGCAGACGGCGTCAAACCCGTGTCCGAGAAAAGGTCCGTTTCCGCAACCAGCGGAATGGGGGTGATCGCGTACACAACCTGCACCGTCCTGCCAACGGGGATGCCCCACAAGCGGACGCACCTGCCCGTGGGGAAGTCGGTCAGGTTCGTGCTGTTCTCCGCCTCCCAGCCCTTAACCCGTTCCCAGTTGTTCAGGTAGTTCTTCCACCGCACGTCAAGGATGGCGACAGCTTCCGCAGGAACAGCCCACCCCGTTTGCAACACGCTGCTGTACGTGAACTCTGTGGTTGCTACGGCGTACACGTCCGGCCACAAAGCCTGAATGTGGTTGTTCACCTCACGGGCCACGGCTGAGCGCGGCACGGATGGGGATACCACAACCGTGTCACCCACGTCGTGCGTGGTGGCAGTGGTGCCTTTCCAACCCCTGCCCTTGGGCAGTAACGTGACCGTGTTGCTCACGTCTGACTTGGTTTGCACCCACATCAGTTCGGTGCCAATCTCAATCAGCCCGCGCCCCAGCGTGGTCGCATCATCCACCGTAATAACGGTGTCGGTGAGGCCGACAGTGTTGGTGACAGCGGTGACCTGGTCGGGTGCTGCCGAGTAGCCTTGTAGGTTGGAGAGGATTTCTTCAAGGACCGACCCGAAGGTTGTTGCTGACGCGATTGTTCCTGGTGCGTCGTAAATGATTGGCACGCTTTAACCTTCCGTGGCGGTTTGTGGGGGCGATGAGCGGTAGCGTGGCGAGGCGATGGGTGGTAGCGTTCAAGCATCCTGAACACGGCGGAATCCTGAACGCGAGAGGGCATATCCGGGACATATGGGCGGGGGTCAGAGCGGGATGACGGTGATTTGTCTACGCCGGAACGACGCGGCGCCCGTGCCGCCCTCCGCGCAATACTTCGCGGTGAAGGTTTCGGTCCCCTCGTTGAACGTGTCAGCGGCGGTGACCAAATGAGTGCTGGTGACCCTCGTCCATCCTGGGGCGGTGGACATGACCCCCCAGCCGGTGATCGGGGAAGACGTCAACGCCGGCCCGGTGAAGATCGGGGTCATGTACGCGGTCCCGCCAGTGGGGGCCAAGATTTCAGCAGAGATGATGACGAGGCACTTTCGGGACGGGCCGATGTCTGCGGTTGCGGACGGCCCGACCGTTGTCAGGTCAACCCACGATGGGTACTGAGAACTTGTTGACTCCGTAGCATCGACGTTCGCCGATGCCGTGTTACCAACCCAGCCAGCGCCCTGTTGAACCGTTAGGCAGTTCGTTGTCTGCACATACGGATATGAGCAGGTGCCGATGTCGTAGGTGTTGGTTCCGATGTCCGCCCTCGTGCAGTACGACCGTACGATGGCCTGCACGCTTAGGAACACGTTGGAAGATATGACTAGCCTCTTGACGAATCCGGCAAGGTTCCCAACAACCTGCACCCCGAACGCGCCAGCGGTCCCATCGCTCGCCATCTCGTTACCGATGATCTGCACGTTCCCATACGTCCCGGTGGTCCCGGCTGGCTGGAAGCGCACCGCTGCAACAGTGAAGCCTTCTAGGCTGGAACCTTGCAGGCTGAAGTCCTCGTTACCAACCCCATCGGGAACGAGCACGTCGATACAGACGGCAGCCTTGCCCCCGGTGCGCTGGTTCCATTTACAGGCCGTGAACTTCGCCCCGCCTGCCTGCCCCATCATGACCAGTGCGTCGCAGTTGTGCGTCGGCCCGGCAATGAACTGACAGTCGCTGACGGCGAAGTCGAGCATGGTGGTGCCATTGAGTCGCAAACCATATTTGACAGGGTTCATGAACAGGCATCCGCGCATGAACCACTCAAAACCCCAGGCCACGTCCATGTTGATCCAGAAGCCGTAAACCGCGATATCCACATAGCGTGCGCCATGTCCGCCGGCACTGGTCACGGAGATTCCTGCGCCAGCAGTCGGAACCGACCCGCCTGTGTACTTGACGCCAAACTCCCGAAGGCTAACGCCATAAGCGGCGATGGTGATAGGGGTTGCCGTGGCGCTGGTGCAGACGATGAGCGTGGGGCAGTTCGTCCAGTTTGCGTCGGGTGCCCCTGCACCTTCGATGACGCAAGGCTTGGTGATCGTCACTCCGGCAGTGAAGTCGTAGGTGCCGCGCTGCAGGACGATCTTGCCGCCACTGGCGGGCAAGGACGTGTGCGCGGTGGCGAAGTTCGCGCAGTCCGTTGCACTCACGCCTGTCGGTGCGGCCACCACGGCAGCCGGGGCATAGGTGGAACTAAGTGACACCCTTGTGGCGCTTGCCGGGTTGCCCACAATGGCCGCGACGGCAGTGTCGGCGGGAGCACCGACCAGCGCCGCCGACAGGGCGGCTGAGGCGGCTGACGCGGCAGCGGCAGCGAGGGCGCCGGCGGCAGTAACGGTCGGGTCCTCAACCGCGTACACCTGCCCATCCAACGTTCGCACCCAAACAACCGTCAACGTCGCATGCGTGTACGACCAGCGCCCCAACAAGTTCGTAGAAACCGTCGCCAACAAGCCAGTACCCGCAACCGCGTCAACGCGGGTCGGGTACAAGGACAGCGAAACGCCGTTAAGCACATCACCGCGCGAGCTGGTGACAACGTCACCAGGCTGGTCACCAAAGGTTGACGACATTTACTTCTCCTCAGGTGAGGGTGGTGCGAGGGCGATGGACAGCAGGATCAGGGCGACCCCGAGGGCGAGTGCGAGTAGGGACCGGGACAGGATCGGGTCCACGTCAGGTCCTCAGCGCCATAAAGATGGCGAGGGCGACGCCGAGGCCCGTGAATACCGTGCCGAAGATGGCGGCGAGACGCATCGGAGTCAGCCACGTGTTTGCTGACTGCTCGACTAGCGTCTTGGCGTCAAGCACCTTCTTGTCATCGGCAGCCTTGGCGTCATCCAGTGCCTTCTTGGTGGCTTCTTTCAGAAGCTCCGCTGTTGTCTGCCGTGCTAGTTCTGCGTCGATCACAGCCTGGGCTGCTGCCTTGGCGTCAGACTGCAGTTGTTGGACGTGCGACTCGATCTTGCCGATCTGCCCTCGGTGCTGGATGACTTCGGCCTTGGTGTCTACAAGAAGTTCCTTGACGTTGACGACATCTTTGGCGGTCTCGCTGACTTTGACTTCTATGCGGGTGAGTGTCGCGGCCAAAGTTTTGTCTTCGCTCGGCTCGTTAGTTGCGGTCATTGTCAGCCCCTCAAAGGATTCATGGGTGTTCAGGAAATGGTTACGAATGTTGGACCGCGCTGTGCCGCCAAAGCTTTACGCCACTCAGCCTGCTCAACATTAGAAACAGTGCTGACAATGTAATCAATAACAAACTGTCGAGCATTCCCCGGTGACGTATCCGCATAACCACCCGCAACACACAACGCCGCAACAACCCGTATGGCGTCGGCGTCTGGTATGTTTACAGTAAATGACGCCATCACAAATCACCGCGATACGGTTTATTGAATTGGTCCGACTTATCCAAAGCCGCACGAATGTCTTTAGTCTGCGTGCTGTCAGGCTGGATGCCCTGCGCCACCGTGTCACCGTAAAGGTTCGTTTCTTTCTCAAACGCTTTCTGCCTGGTCATGCCGAAACTGGGGCCAGTCGTTTCCAACCCAACCGTCGCCAGATTCTTGCTTCTCAGACACTCGCCGTAGGAGCCATGGTCGTTGGTTTGGCACGATGATGCGCAGGACACGTCAAACACCCTCAGACGGCCCTGACGGTGCCTTAACGGGCACGTTGGGGACACCCCACACCAGCACCAGCGCCGCGCACGTCACAGACGCAACCTGAATCCACTCACCCGACGTGACCACGGCGTCCGTCATAGCAATCTGCAACGAGCCAAGGCCCGCAACAAGCGCACCAACAATGGACTTAGCAACACTATTGATTTTCATGCTTATCCTCAGCTCAGAGTTTTGGGATGATTACCGTCAGGACCCAAAAGAAAAGACCTGCGGCGACAAGTTCCACGCGGGGGGACGCCACGCCAGCGGCAGCAAGGGCGAACAAGACGGCGGCAATGATAAGGAGAACAAGAATCAACAAGGGGAGAGCCTTCCTAAACAGTTGTTATGTACGCGCCGTATCCGGCGTTAGTAAGATCGGTGACCTCGGCGTCACTAATAACATAGGAACGCCCCCCCATGTAGAAAGCTGAACTAAACTTGATATCATCATCGTCCGCGTCAACAACCTGGGTGTAACCACCAGCGGCATCGCGGATAATGCCGTACCCGACCTGCAACCATTTCATCCGGTCAAACAGGTGACTGGCCCCGCCCGGATGGGGCTCGTTGAGGGTCCACGTCGGCGGAGTGAACACTGATGCCATCGCAGGCTCCTAACGGAAGATGGTGCACCTGTGGCCCCACGCAATATTAGCGCAGGGCCACAGGCGATACTAACTACTATCAGCCGACAGCGGCCAACAGCGTTGCACTACCGGAGTAGTTGACGACCAACGACTCGTTGCGGAAAATCTTGAAGTCAAAGTCGCCGTACCAGCCGATAGGCTTGAAGCGGTTGAGGCGGTCAATGACCGGCCCAATCACAACATTCGGCTCGACAACAATCGACTCCGCGAGGGCTTCCCGACCGAAGAAGTAGGTCCGGGCAACCTTCGCGGATGCCGCACCGTCAACGCCAACACGCGTGCGGGCGTTCTCCACGAACCTGGCACCCTCAAAGGCACCAATCTCGCCGTTCCAAATGTTCTCCTGCGACGCGCCATACTCGTTCGGCACGCGCCAACCACCAGAGCCGGTCTCCTTGCGGAGTTCGTAAACCACGCTGGGGTGAGCACCCACAGCGTAGAGGTCCCCGAACCACGGAATGGCCTGGTTAGTGCGGAGTTTCAGAACAGACTGGCGAACCGCGTCAGCAGTCAACGTAGTCGCAGCCGTAGTGGTCGCGATGGTCGTCGCCGCACCACTGAACTGCGTGTTCGTCGCAAGCGCAAGCTTGTCCTGAATGATTGCATCCACAGTCTTACGACAGTGATCAGCGACCGCGCGAGCGATCACCGGGTCAATCGCAACCATGGTGCGGTGAGCCAGCTTGAGGGTCCGCACGTTAGCGAAACCATACTCAAGTGGGGTGAGTGTCACAGGGACGGTGGCAGGCATCTGGACCGCTTGCACATCGACTTCCTCGCCAAGAGGAGTCTTCGCAGCAGTAACGGTTGCATCCGAGAAGTACTGGTTCACCTGAATCGTCTGCGAGGAGCCAGTCATGGGGACCTGTTCCGGGCGGGTGTCAACAAATTGCCGGTACTGCGGGGATGCGTTAAGCGCCCAACGGAACAGCAGGTCATAGGCCGGCTGAACCGTGTTAGTGGAGAAACCACCAGCTGTGGCAACACTGGTAAAGACATCAACCATTGGTGTTACCTTTCAGAATAGTTATTTGACGAGGTGAAGGTCTTGGAAGCCCTTCACAACGTCTTCGAATGAGGTTGCGTTTTCACCCACCCGTGCAATGGCTTCCAACTTCTTGTCACCGTTGATGAGTCCCGGTGCCGAATTGGCGTCCTGGTTTTGAACTCTCAACATGGCGGCTTGAAGCTCGGCCTGCTCCGGTGTCAGGTCTTCATCCTTCTGGGGTTCCTCACTGGAAGACTCGTCGCTGCCCTTTGTGGGGTCATAACCGATCAACTTGCCGTTCTCGGTCAGCCACGAACTAATGCCTTCCTCGGTGGGGTCCACGTCCTTAAGGAACTTAGACACACCTGGGTCAACGCCTTTCGCCACAAGTATGTCCGCCACTGTGCGGGTGTTCACTGACGTTGTCAGTTTGCCCACCGTTTCGTTAGCGGCTTCCAGCGCGGCCAATGCTTCCTTCAACTGTTTTCCCTGTGTTTTGTGAGCCGCTCTGAGCGTGCTCATCGCGTCACCGGAGTTGTCGGCGTACTGGTCGTTATCGTCGTCGTCATACATGTGGATTTTTCTCCCTATTTTTCTGGTGGTTTCGCTGCCCGCACATCCACAAGGGGAAGTGGACATGGCTGCAACTACCGGTCTTAATCACCACAGGGGGCCGGTAGGTCCCTGCGAGGTTTATGGGGTGGGTCAGTAAGTGAAGCCGCCACCGTCAGTGTCGGCAGTGACCGAGAACGTCAACGAGGGTGTGGTGCCCGTGAGCGTCCAAACCACGCGGAAGCCGATGCCCTTCTGAATGAACCTCGCCACCCTGTTTCCCACCGTTGTGATAGCGGTGAACGTGTCGGCTGGGTCGCCCTTCGCAAAGTTGACCCCGTCGTTAGTCCACTCAACGGTCAGGAGCATTGACGGCGTGGTGCCCGAAACTGCCGACACGTTGACCATGACCGATAGGCCCGATCCCTGCGGGGTTTGGAAGTAACCGCTGTCCCCGCTCGTGGTCCGCGCAGCGGATGGTGCCACATTCTGTACTGTTGCCATTGCCTTGCTTTCCTTTAGAGGGTCTTAGACTGCGTTACTGGAAGACAACGCTGTTGAACTTGCGCCGCCCGAACCACCAAAGTTGGCGCGCTCCTGCGAAGCCAACTTGTTCTTACGCTGCGTAGCCACAGCATCATTCTTGAACGTTGAATCAATCAAGTCCTGCTGCGTCAACGGCCCACCGCCATAAATGTTCGACAACTCGTTAGCGGCCTTCTGATCCGCAGACACAATGCCAAACCCCTGCGAAGCCTGATCAGCCGTAATACCCCTACCAGCCAAATCCTCAGACACCAGCTTGGACACGCCCAAGCCCTGCGTTGCCGCTGCGCCACCAATCAGCGAAGCCTCATACGCCTTACCCACCAGGGGTGCCGCGCGCTTCGGGTCAAGTGCGTAAGCAATCATGTCCCCGGTCGAGTAATACTGTTTGAAGTAAGCCAAGGATTGTGCGTCGTTACGGTTCACAAAATCGGAAGCGGACTGCGCCCGCTGATCCAGTTCAACCGGGCTAACGTCCGCCTCAATAAACTTCTGGTAGTCAGAGGTGGAATCGTGGAACCCGGCAGGGAGACCGTACTTGGACATGATCTGCCCATAAGACTTCTCAGTAGCCAAATACTCAGCCGGTGACAACACGGACAGGCCCGCTTTGATGCGGGCCGTGTTGCCGGCGAAACGGGTCTTGTACTGTGTGGTGTCCTGCAGCATGATGCTGGCAGTGTCAGCCGAGTACCCGTTCTTGATGTACGACATGATGACGGGGGCCAAAGACGCAAGCCCATAAGAGGTGAACAAGGCCAACACTGCAGCGTTAGCGTCCCGCTGCGCCCCCGTCAACGCTGCCGCCGTAGTCGTCAACTCGCCACGCCCCAATCTTGCAAAACCTGATGAGCCATACCCATGGACGCATCCTGCGCCTGCTGCGTCTTCATATA